AGGGAACCTTAATTGCCTTCTGACGGCCCAGAGGATGCACCAGGCCACCCTTGATACCAAATTTGAGATATTCGTGAGCAGGGTTGTCAGACAAGTAGATAAGGCCAGTCAACAGTTGCTTAGTGGACTTCACATAGCCGAAACCAGACTTAGACCAGCGAGTAGCACCACCCTCGTACTTCTTGTCCTGAGCCTCGTTGATAGCCTGCTTGCCCTTGAACAAGAGGTCATTGATGGTCTGAGACATGGCAAATGGAGCCTGCTGCCTAGCAATGTCACCCAGCATCGAAATCACCTGCTGATGGCCTTCTAGCTTAACTGACATCATGGGTTACATCTCCCGTTAATAGTGCTTGCTCGTTGTCACCTTGACACCATGTAGCTACGCTCTGTTTTCAACACTAACATCCTTATTGTTGCACATTAAACAAAGATCTTTTCCAAGTGTGGTTTTGTTGACAGTAAAGGACTCTTGCTTCATCCCGCCTGTTGACCACATCCGGCAGACAGTATCCCTGCCCGTCCAAATATGCGCCTTCTGCTTATTGCCCCTGTTTCTAATTAAATACATTGTTTAACCATTCATCATGTACTGGAATAAAGCAGGCGTTCAATGGCCCATCCCCATCCCCATCCCTTTATATACATATTATTAGATAACTTGGAGGTGAATCCCCTGAGCAAAGACAAAAAGACCCCAGAGCCGAGTAATCAGCCCTTGGTCTCTTTGCCTAGTCGATCACGACAACTTGTCGGAGTTATCCCGTCGCTTTGACAGTCACGCATCGGATGATCTAGCGTAACTCGGCATCATTCCACCATCATCGGTGTCCAGCCCCTTTAATGCCTTTCAGACTCAGTTGCAGCGTGGGCGTATCTTCTTCTGCTTTAACCGTGGTCGGTGAGTGAGGGTTGCCCCGGACATATCTCAACACGGCGAGTCAGAAACGAAAAAACCCCTTTAAATGGGCTGGCTGGTTGTGAGATAGGCACGTAACAAAGTCAATTGGCCTTACCAGAACCAGCCCACTTAAAGAGGCTTTAGACTTTGCATACGTTTCAGGGTCTCACTCCCGGCCAGATTTTCGCCTGACGGGCGCATTCTAATCAACCTTATTGCTCACTGCAAGTCATCTAAGTTCAATTCCTCACTATTTCATCCAATGCGCCTGTTTGCCCTTTGCCCATTTGATCTGCTTGTGCAAGAGCCACTTCTCAACCTCTGGCAGCATAGGTTTGTTGGGATCTACTTTCAGGGATCTGGGCCATACCCCAAACTTCTCTTTGTACTTGTGTGCAGCGAATCCCTCTGAATACCCTTTAGACCTAGAGTATCTGAGTAGCGAAGAGTACCAGGCTGACTTCTCCTGCACTGTGTACGTTCTGACCTTCTCAATCTTCTCTAGCATGGTTCCGTCAGTTTCTAGCTCCTCTCTGATCGGAATTATGTAGCCACAAGCGCACCGAATACCGGCCATTTGACGTTGACACAAGGGGCAGGTTTGAAATGAGTGCCTAGAAATGTTGCCAGCGTGATCGAGGTAAATGGCTCTGTCTTTCCCAGGAGCAGTTCTTGCTATTCTTCCGGCGCGTTGGCAGAACACGATTTTTGATCTGGTTGGGAAACAGTCAATAAGTGTTCTCACGGTAGGGGCGTCATAGCCAGTATTCAGTAATCGTGAACAACTGAGTACCTTGATTACCCCTTCATCGTGGGCCTTAAACAGCCTTTTCCTGACATCCTCATCCATGTAGCCATCAATGTGTGCCGCACTGATACCAGCGTCCAGGAACAGGTCAACAAGGTATTTGGAGTGCTTAATCGAAGGAGAGAAGGCTATGGTTTGAGTTCCCATTGCGTGTTGCATCCAGTTTTTAACGATGTCCCCCGCTAACTCCTTGTCGTTCTCTATTGCTTGAGACAGGGCTTCAGGATCGTAATCAGATCCACCTGTTCTCAGGACTTTCGTCTTAATACCTTTCGTTGATACCGACCTGCCACCGTAGTAGTCAACAGGACACAGATAACCTTGATCTAAAAGTTCCTGAGTCGTGATGGGAACCAAGAGGTCATCATATATTTTGCCTAGTCCCTTAGAGTAAGGAGTAGCTGACAGACCGATGAAGGGTACTTGGTCGTAGCGTTGCATCAACTGAGTAAGGGAATCGTAGGCAGTATGGCACTCATCAACGATGGCTAGATCAAACTCAGGTTTCCTGTCCCTTCTCGCAACAGTCTGGATACTTGCAATCTGAATCGGTTTGGAGTGATCGGTTTGATGATGCTGTGCCTGCATGACACCGAAATCTAAACCCAGTGATTCAAACGCTGAGATGGTCTGGTCTAAGAGTTTGACCCTGTCTGCGAAGAACACCACCCTCTTGCCTCTCTCAGCAGCAGCCTTGAGTAACCAGGCAGCAGTGATGGTTTTGCCGAAAGAACATGGAGCAGCCAGCAGTGGACGCTTGTGCCCGGTTCGCAGTGAGTGCCGGATCATTTCAATAGCTTTTATTTGATGCGGTCTAAGTTCCACTTAGAATCCTCCATGCTGTTGCTGCCACTGCTGAAACTTGTCCATTTCCAATGGCTTTAAGTCTGTCCACCCGACCGGCCACCCCATTAGCCACTCTACCCACGTTGGGTTCAACGTCCCAGTAGCCCCCTCTTCTTTCGTTGTCCCTCGTATTCGTGGATCGTTGCCAAGCATCTTTTGCATCTTCCCATTGGGAGTTCCGGCTGCATCCTCGTTCGCTGATGGAGTGAGCCACAAGCCAGAACCTGTCCCGTTGATGGGGCGCACCAACGTTGGATGCTGATATAATTGCCCATTGAGTGTCATACCCCATTTCGGCAAGGTCACCGATGACCACTGAAGCTCCTCTGGAAATAAGCAAAGGGCTGTTCTCCACGAATGCGTAGCGGGGCAATACCTCACCGATAATTCTTGCCATGTGCTTCCACATCCCTGATCGCTCTCCGCTGATGCCTGCTCCCTTTCCTGCTGCTGATATGTCCTGGCAAGGAAATCCTCCCGATACCACATCAACAAGTCCTCTCCATTTCGTTCCGTCAAAGGTTTGAACGTCATCCCAAATCGGGAAAGGCGGGAGAATGCGGTCATTTTGTCGGGCGGCAAGTACGCAAGCTGCGTATGGCTCCCACTCGACTGCGCAGACGGTTTTCCATCCGAGCAAGTGTCCTCCGAGGATTCCCCCTCCTGCTCCTGCAAATAATGCAAGCTCTCGTAAAGTGCTTTGCTGATTAACCACATCCTTTACCCTCTTTTGCTTTTTGTTATGAATCCGACAGTATAACTTGAATTAAAAGCGGGAGCATCTATAATCACCCCCGTAAGCCCTCAGTTGTGACGCTTTAGCCCCTTCTCCGCAGTCGGGGCTTTTTAATCACTTCTCAATTATCAAGCCACACTCTATACATCTATAGCTCGAAATCGTCCCCACCCAAGTCCCCAGTTTTGACTCGTACTTTACTAGAGGGACTACTATGTGCGCAGAAGGCAGCTCGCTCTTTTGCGGACAGGGTGTTGAATTGATAGGAGGACATTCCGATTGGCACTTCTTCAACTCTACCGCCACGGCTTAGAAACTCCTGCTTTTGTTGTTCAAGGTCTGACAGCCAGGTAGGCTGAACTCTTTGTCCTGAATCCGTCAGAACGAACCTCTTAAGACTCCTTTTGTTCATGGCACTCCTCATTGTGATGGCAGTTGTCGCAGATATTCACTATACGCTCTAGCGAAAGCATGATCGGCTCATATTCATCACAAATATCAGGCACCCGGAGACCCCATGTTGATGGATCACATTTACACTTCTGGATGTTAGTCATCGCCATACTCCATTTCGATTAACATTTCTAGGCAGTGAATTGCTTTTAGTAGATCCTGTTTACCACCCTTCACCTTATACCGAGTGACATACTTGATCGCGGTATGCTGGCAGGCATTGAGATTGTTCTTCATGCTGTATTCCATTGGCTGTATAGGCATGAATTTATAGTGGTCACCACCGACCTGCTTATCAATTGCTGTCATCGCATGGTCTCCTCTTCTTTTATAAACACTCCGTTGCCGTTCAGGTAACCCTTGCGATCCTTGATCTGGTAATAGGATATGCCAAGGCATTCTTCGAGCGTAGTACCTGACATGACTGCGAGATTATTTAGAACTACAAGGCAATCCCCGATGTCATCACGCACATCACGCCCCTTAGCGATATTCGATGCCAGTTCACCCATTTCCTCGGCCAGTTTTAGATATTGGGTTTCCCTCCGGCCATTCTTAAAAATTAATCGCTCTTCACTCCATTGGGTACAGTCAGCAATTAGTTTTTCGATCATACAATCCTCACGATTATTCCAATTAAAAAAACAACGATGGTTAACATAGCAAAAACGGTTATGGTCAGTTGGGTTATTAGTCGGATCATTTTAATAGCTTCCTCTGATAATTGCGCAGCCAATCAAGTGTAGCCCAAACGACATGAGCCTCCGGGTTATCTTCGCGTGGCAATGCTGCTCTGTGCTTTCTTGTGTTATAAGTCATCATCGCTTGTGACGTAATATAATCCCAGTCAACGTCTCTAATAGGATCTGGGACAGCATCTCCTTTCTTGAATTTACTTAAACCATCAGACATAATTTCAAGCTCCGTTACTATCTCTCTAATCAGACCACTTACTTGATTGAGCCTGCATTCTGCTTTTAGACTTAAAGGTTCGTACTGGATTACTTGTCGCAATAGGTCTTGAATCATGATGTGTGTGTGTTTCATACGCTCACCCTAGGCTTATAACGAATTTTGTCCAAGTCCAAGCTTCTGATGTATGCGTTAAAGCGGCCCATGACTTCATCCCGTGTTGCGCCGAACCAAGTGAGTTTCACGACACCATCGTCACTCTGGAGCATCCAGAAATGATCTGAAATCTTGCGCAGCACCATCACTCGTACTCCTTGAAGTTTCTCATCTTCTGGTTTTCATTATATCCTTCCATATACTCAAGCCATTCAGAGGTATTAGGCAGTAACCATATTATGGTTTTATCCACGATTTTATGGGGCAGCTTGCCCCGCCGGTAGTAGCTATCTGCTGCTCCCCTGTCGTGAGGTGATCCGTGTGATTTATTCATATTGCAGCTCCTCGGTAACCTGCCTATTTCCTGGCAGTGGACGGAACTGTAAAGTCATTGCTTCAAACTGTCTAGCCCTCAGTTTGTAACAATTTGTCTCCAATCTCTGGAAGGCTGCTCACCACGCTCCAATCGCCTGATTTCTTCAGACACTTCAGAACGCATCTGGATTAGCTCAGGAGCCGTCCACGCCTTGACCCTTGGGGCAGTATCTAGGTAATCGACAATCGCGCTCCCGTAGCGTTCTATGAGTCCTGAACGGTATCCTTCGATATTCCCAGACTGATATAAGTTGCAAGGGACACAAGAGGCATGTAAACCGCGCAAGTCGTACCTTAGAAAGCTGTTAGATCCACGGGATTTAAAATGACTGGCATTCCTCATCCTACCGCCCTGATCTGGACGGCCACATGAGATACAAGGTTTGCCCTGATCCAAGACAAGGCAAAGACGGTTGACAGTTGATTGAGTGAGTTTGTGCTGATGCCGCATGTCGTTTTGCTTGACCTGGGCTTTGTAAATCTTTTGCGCAGTTGCCTGGGCCTTCTCCTTGGCCTTCTTAGACTTGGCTAGTCCGTAATCAATGGCGTGTTGGTAAGTGCAGAACGAACCTGCCGGGAGCCGCAGAACAGATTCCGCTGGGAAATACTCCCGACAGTGTAGACACCTAGTTCTACTGTTCGCCATCTTTTGCTTTTATCTCCATATCTTCGTCATGCCAGCCAGCCAGCCACCACGCCCTTCTCGCATCGAAAGAGGATAGGTTACATGACTCAATAGGAAAAGCAGACCTCCTTGCCTGCCTTCCCAAATCGTACATTTGTGACTCAGTCTGGTTCATGGTTCACCGGCCACGGCACACTGATACCGAACTTCGTACTGATATGCCTATTGATAACGTCATAGACCTTGGCATATTCGTCAGTATAAGGCTCGGTTGTTGATTCCTTTCCAAGCATGACCTCTTGAATCGGTTTCCACAAATGTTTCTTAGCCATCTTTCCCTCATCATCCCAAGGGATTTCAACTTCTGGCTTCAACACCTTTCTCATGTCATACCCAGCGTCATTCAGTTCTTTTGAAACCTGCTTAAGCCAGACATGCAGAGCCGAGTTTTGCTTGGTACTCCTTTGTTTACCGTGTCTCCAAGTAAATACCACATACTTACGTTTCTGGAACTCCTCCTGCGCAAAGTTCATAAATTGCTTTAGGGAGAAATCAGAGTTAACAATCCACGATAGACCCTCACTCACAAGCTGTCAGCAAAGCCATTAACTCTGCCGCCTCCATACCCATTTTTTTTGCGATACGAACAATTGTTGAATACTTGATGTTCTCCCGTCTCATATAGGAATGAAGCAGCTGGGGAGAGCAATCAATCGCACGGGCGAAGTCACTCTTGCTATGAAAGTTTTTGTCTATGTACTTCCTAAGCTGGTTGCCAAGGTGCATAAGTCTTCCTCAGAACGGGATCGAATCAGGATCGAAGTTTTGTGCCGGAGCAGCAGGGGCTTGCTGAGACTGCTTCGGTTCTTTCTTCTGGATCTTGAAGGTTAGTGCAGGTTGGTTCTTGGACTTGTCACCTACCCAGGCTGAGACCCAGTAGTCCACGCCCTCTACGTTCAAACTTCCGGTGTGAGTCGGGTGCTTGTCGGTCTTCCGGTCTTTGTTACCCCAGATCTGGCCTCTGTTGGTTTGATCGAATTCTTTAGTCATGAAATCACCTCATTGTCATACGTTAAAAGGATGGTTTGCCTGTTCACCGATTGCAGAGCCATGTTCCAGATCTCTCCAACCAAATGTCTGATTTCTTCTGGTTCTTCCATAAACTCAATTCCGAACCACTCCTTGTACATCAACTCCAACATGCTCATCGTCTGCACAACTCCACGTTGTCTTTAATGTTTCTAACCAGCTCCTTGAGAGCCTCATGCAGCATTGCGCAGTATTTTTCATCCCGATTCACTCTTACCAACAGGGGCTTTATGCTCGGATGGTACGAAAGGAAATCGCACCACTGCTTATCCATGACTAACATTTGACCCTGCACCTGCGGGATATAACAAGAAGGGAGTACCCCTGCCCTCAGATACTCGACCTGTGTATTTGCTAACGGGCATTTAATTTCCAATAAACCATCGCCCACCAGACCGTCTGGAGAACAGCCGAAGCCGTCATCATGGATACAGAATCCAATCTCCTCAACCGGGCCTGCAATCAATTCATAGTATGCTCTGGCCTCCGGTTCAAGTTCAGTACCACGCATCATGGCTTCTGACGGTTGATGCTGCTCACTAACTCCCGTCAGGATGTCAGCAACAAGTCGATTCATGTAGGCTTCAACTTGAGTCGATCTCTTGCCTCCAGGTGTGATGACCCGTTCAAAATTCGACGCGCTAGGGACGCCTAATCTGGCTGCAAACCACTCAGTAGTTCTCTGTTCTACATTGATGATTCTCATGACTTCCCCTTCTTAATCAGCTTGTGTTCCAGAGCCATCTTGGCTTTCTGAAAGTCACTCTGTTTTAGGTTAGACAATATCGATACATTGAAGAAGGCGAGGAATGCGTTCATATCCAAATCACCATCAAGACGGGCGATCATTTGAGTCAGTTCCCCGTGCTGATGTTCGGTAATTGGAGAATACAGACGATCTACCTCGGACTGAGGCAAATCCTCTCCAGCATACCCGTAGGCGAACAACCCAAACAAACTCAGTGTTTTTACAAGGCATCTCATACGGGCCGTGTTTCTGGCGAATGAGTCAGGGTTCGATATGGCTTGATTCTTGTGATTCATGACAGGTAACCACATAGTTCTGACGCAGCCGCCGATATTGACGGTGCAGGTGACCATTACAGTCCCGTCTGGGTACGTTTCATCATCCTCAAACCAGAAGATGGAATTAGGATAATGATCCATGAGCGTTTGCCAAGCCCATGACCAAGATAAGAAATTCTGTCCTTGCTTCTTTTCTACATGGGGAGAACAGTCTATGACAGACAGTGTCTGCCAGATTTCTTGATACGTCATTATTATAGCCCTCTATGCACAGGATTGTGCGGGGCTAATTATAAAGCGTTTGTTTGACTTGTAAAGCTATTGTTGTAGGAAAAGTGAGCGTTCGTCAGACCTGCGTTTAACCAGTCCGGGCAAGATCCTGCCACCACCCTTCGTCCACTTGAGGAATTCTTCCGCAGCTGCATCAAACTCTCCCCGGTTGTACTTCATCCGCAAGGTACTAGATTGCAGATTTCCGAG